GTATTCGCATTGATCCTCAGTTTGCCTATGATACAGATAAGAAGGATGCTATAGGGTCACGCAATGGAATTGCACCTAATTTTATTCATTCAATGGATGCAAGCCATCTTATGTTGACCACTATTAAATGTCGAGAAGAGGGCATAGAAGATTTCGCATTTATACATGATTCGTTTGGTACTCATGCTGCCAATATGGAAAAGATGGCACGAATTCTCAGGGAGACATTTGTTAGTATGTACTCCGAGGATTGGTTGAGCAAGTTTGTTGAAGGCATTCGCCTACAAATACCAGATAATTTGTTAGGAGAGTTGGAACAAATTATCCGAGACTATAAACCTAAAATGGGTTCACTGGATATCAACTCAGTGGAGGAGTCCACCTATTTTTTCTGTTAAACTATGTAGTTCTACATAGCAAGGGAGGAATACAGTTATGAGAAGATCGAATCACGAAGTTAGATATGAAGCAAGTGGCTACCATTTCGCTGGAAAGAGTATTCCAGTCAAACTATTTGAAGAATTGTGTGCTGCCGGGGAGTCTCCTACAAAACTGTGGGATGAATTTAATCACTACTCCAACAAAAGCATACCACTATTTCCATTAAACATAGAGGAGAACTAAAATATGGCTAAAAAGAAAAACTCAGTGTCACCTGTAGCACCGTGCAAATACCCATGGCTGAAGAAACCAAATACAAAATGGAAAGCTGAAGGAGAGTATCAAGTCGCTCAGGTCTTTGATCAAGACGATCCTTTTGTAACAGGTCTTGAGGCACAGGCTGAAAAGGAATTCAAGAAATTTAAAGCGAATTTAAAGCCAGCAAAGGCCAAAAAGCTAAAGTTCGTTAGTCCTGTTAAAGAAGACGAGGACGGCGAAGGTGAACCTACAGGCAATGTCCGAATTAACTTCAAATCGAAAACCCAGTTCGTGCATAAGGAAACTAAAGAGATCGTTAAGATCACCCCGAAAGTCTTTGATGCTTCTGGAAAACAGATTCGGAATCTCCCTAACATTGGGAATGGAAGTAAACTTTCCGTGGCATTTAATCCCGTGCCTGCTGTGGTAAAAGATGAATTTTATCTCACACTCTGGATGAATGCCGTGCAGTTGGTCGAACTGGTTGAGTACGGTGGAGATGGTTCCAACTATGGGTTCGGAAAAGCAGAAGGGGGCTATTCGGCAGCTGATGCTGAAGGATCTGAAATGGGTGACGCTCCTGAAGATGACGATGATGATGATGCGACTGAATTCTAATACTGATGTCTTATAGCAGAATAAAGCAGAGATATCCTTCCGGTATAAAACATGGATATCGGTCAGGTCTTGAGAAAATTAATCAAGAATTCTTAATATGTAGAGGGGTTGAGTTTGGTTATGAGAGCGAAAAAATACCCTTCACTGAACCTTCTAAAAAGCGTCATTATACTCCCGACTTTTTTCTGCCTAATGGGATCATCATAGAAACCAAAGGTCGATTCTTATCCAAGGATCGTCAGAAACATCTACTTGTCAGGGATCAGCATCCAGATCTTGAGATCCGGTTCGTATTCTCAAGGGGTAAAGCCCGAATATATAAAGGATCTAAGACCACTAATGCTATGTGGGCTGAAAAGTATGGGTTTTTGTGGGCTGAAAAGCTCATCCCCGAAGCATGGCTAAGGGAACCACCAAACCCGATCTGGCTAAAAGCCCTCAAGAAGTTAAAGAAAAAGTAAACCTTAATAAAGCCCTGAGTGGGAACTAATCGCTTGGGGCTTTTCTAATTATAAAAAGGAGATCTAATCATGATGGAACATAAAAAAATCATTCCTCTTATATTCGAAAATGACTGCGATGATAATCACTTTTATGCCGAAGTTACCACAATTATAGATCAAGATGACAATCCGTGGTGGGTGGCTAAAGAGGTATGTGAGATTTTGGATTTGCATACTGCAAGGGCTGTAAGTCGTCTTGATGATTATGAAAAAGCCAAAGTGCGTTTGACGCACACTGGTGGTGGTAACCGAGATATGCGAACCATCGTTAACGAGTCCGGTCTTTATGAACTCATATTTGGATCTCGAAAACCAGAGGCTAAAGCTTTTAAGAAATGGATCAAGACTGAAGTCATCCCGGCTATCCGAAAAACCGGAGGTTATATTGCTGGTGAAAAGGATATGACCAATGAAGAGTTGCTTTCGAGTGCGCTTCTGATTGCTCAACGTAAGATCGAAGAGAAACAGAGGGTCATCGAAGAGAATCACAAGGTTCTTAAATGGAAGCAAAAGCTGATCAAAATAAAACAGAAACTCCTTGATGAAGCTAAACCAAAAGTAGACTCATTTGATTCCTTCATGGATTCAGAAGCTCTCTACAATTTCAATACTGTTGCCAAGATGTTGAAGGTCGGACCGATTATGTTGACCAGATCCCTTAGAAGGGTTCGGGTTCTCATGGAAAACAATAAGCCTTATTCGCCCTTTATGAATGCTGGTTATTTTGAAGTTAAAACAGTTGGTTGTAAACATAATTCTTGGGCAGGTCCACAAACTTTTATCACTCCTAAAGGTTTGGATTGGTTGGATAAGTTAATCAGTAATAAGAATCTAACAATCAGATAGGAGACTTCTAATATGTTCGAGGGATTTGAAGAGGGCATGTACAAGCCAGTAAAGTCCAGAAGAATTCGGCTTGATACATGCAAGAAGTATGGGTATCGATGCGCTAAGTCCTATGATGACAAGAGATTGCTGATAGCTGACTACTATGATCCAAAGGGAAGTATAGTAGCACAGCATACTTATCATGTGGATCACTTTGATAAGATGTTCAGTTGGAAAGGAGAACCGAGAGCAGGGCAGTTATTTGGGCAACAACTCTGGCAAGGCGGGGGAAAGCGTTTAGTGATAGCTAAAGGCGAACTCGATGCGCTCACCATTGCACAGGCATTTAATCTGAAGTGGGCTGTGGTTGGCGTTGCTGGCTTTAAGTTCGCCATTGAAGCTATCAAGCGGAATTATGAATGGGTTGATTCCTTTCAAGATATTGTGTTGGCATTTGATAACTCTGAAGCTGGGCTACAGGTGACGGAAGAGGTTGCTACGTTGTTTGCTGCCGGCAAGGTTCGGGTCATGGGATACGATGGCTATAATGATGCTAATCACATGCTCATGGAAAATGCTATCATTGCTGTAGGCGCTCAGGTCTTTAATGCTAAGGACTTTAGACCCGATGGTCTCGTGTATGGTGATGAGTTATGGGAAGATATCATAACTGAACCTCCGGTGGGCTACGAAATTCCCTACCCCCTACTGAATGAGAAACTAAAAGGATTCAGGAAAGGTAGAATCTTTTTACTCACTGCGGGCTCAGGTCTTGGCAAGTCTACATTAGCTCACGAAATCGGCTACCATCTATTTACAAAACATAGGCAGTCGCTTGGAGTGATGGCGCTCGAAGAACCAAAGAAAAGATTAGGGGAGCGATATCTCGCTATTAAGCTTAATCAACAGATACACGTTGATCGGAGCGGGATAACCATAGAGCAAATGAAAGGGGCATTTAATGCCACCATAAACAACAAAAAGTTTTGTCTCTATGATCACAGGGGATCAAAGGATATTAAAACCATACTATCAAAGATTCGCAGTATGATAGTTGCATCGGAAATGCAGTGGATAATACTTGATCATATTTCTATAGTGGTTTCCGGTACGGAGGAGACTAATGAATCAGAACGTAAGACCATTGATAGACTGATGACGGGTCTCTCCTCGATGGTAGAAGAACTGGACTTTGGTTTGATTGCGATTGTCCACTTGAAGCGAAAAGGGGGTGATAAACAGAAGTCCTATAACGAAGGTAGACAGGTATCCTTGGGGGATCTGAGGGGATCTGGTGGTTTAGAGCAGATGGCACATGTTGTTATTTCGATGGAACGTAATCAGCAAGACGAAGAAGTAAAGCACTATAGTCAATTACGGTTATTGAAAGATCGGGATATAGGTAACACAGGTATCGCTGATGTTCTCAAATATGATCCAGAGACAGGGAGATTAAAGGCATCTGATGATAATCCATTTGGAGAGAGACAGAACCCATTCGATGAAAGTGAATTTGAGAAGGGAGATTTCTAAATGAGAGAAAACGCACATTGGATATTAGAAGACTACAGACAACGTATGACTACCAGTAAATGGAGAGCAATTCTATTAGATAAAGCTGACATTGTGATTGTAAACGGTAGATTAAGGCAGTTAAAAGCTACGAATCTTGGCTATGGTGTAGTAGAAGTAAGTAAAGAACCTTTAAATATAGAGGTGTCTAATGAAGATAGATGATGATATAATGTTGACTCAACCTGACGAGAGGACACGTTTCTGTTGGAATTGCTTTTACTTTGATAAGAAACAAGAGGATTCTCCTTGTAAAGGATGTTTCGGTAATAAACCTAATGGGGAGTACTTTTGCTATAAGAATGGGAAAGAAGGTATAGACAATGCTTGACCTTATTATAGAAGAA